AGAAGTTTGAGGAAGCAGAACCTCCACCTGCAACAAAAAGAGGTACGTTTCCTGATTTACGAACAACAAATGTAGCACCTGAAGAAGCGGGCCAAGCATCGTTGTTTCCTGGGTTTTCACCACGTTGTCCAACAGCAATAGTTATGATTTCGCCACGAGTTAAGTCAACTCGTCCTTGAACGATTGCACCGCCACCACCTGCTGCACGACCTGCTTTACCAGGAGCACCCTTTACGTTGAATTCATAGGTTCCATTAACTGGAACAGTCCAATCTTGATAACCCTGATAACTTCCTTGGTTAAAGTAAGCGGTGTTGGTTGCCCATGTTGCACCAGCCGTATTATAAGCAGAAACTAAAGTAGAAAGAGCAGGGCCATTACGTCCAGTAGTTCCACCTGTTGTGAATGTAAGAGTAGTAAAGTTATACAAAGGAGCAGCAGTGTCAGAGAAGGCTGTTGAAGTCTTCTTTAAGTAATAAGTGTTTCCAGAGGTTAATCCAGAAAGAGGAGTGCTGTTTGTGTAGTACTTAACTGCTTGATTGGTTGGGTAGTTACTGCTTATATGTAGTTTGTTTCCATAAACAAATGGGAAGTCAAGAGTGATGTTTCCAGTTGTAAGATTAGTAATGTCAATTGCAGCACCACCGCTAGTATTCGAAAATGTGATTTTGCGGTCTTCAACAACGTTTGTAAATACTAAGTTTCCAGAAGTAAGACCTGTTAATGCACCAGTTCCGTCACGATAGATGAAAGGTCGATTTGCTCCAGCAGCAATTGCAGCGGGAGTTACTTCATTAACTGTTTTGTTTACGTAGACAAAGTTATCTTCAATGTTTACGTTAGTTTTTGACAACGAGTGAGTACCGCTAGTACCAGCCGCAGTTATATTAATGGGCATTATTTATCAGCCTTTCCATCTAACAACGACAATTCCTGAACCACCATTGCCACCTTTAGTACCCGCCCGATAGTGAGCACCGCCACCACCGCCACCACCAGTGTTTGCACCACCGTTACCACCTGGAGTGTTGGCCTGTTGGTTAGGACCTCCACCACCACCTGGTTGACCAGCGTTCAATCCAGCACCACCGCTTGTAGAACCAATGGCTCCACCGCCACCGCCTCCGTTACCACCATTACCACCAGTGGATGAAGAGTAAGCAGCACCTCCTCCTCCACCACCCCAGAAGTAGTTAGTTCCTAAAATGTTGCTTTGAATTCCCACACCGCCGTTTGGTTGACTTGATGCGTCAGTACCATTACCACCAGCACCACCACCACCACCTGAGTAATACTGCGGTCCACCATTACCGCCACGGTTTCCGTATTGGGTAAAGGAAATTAAACCGTTTTGGGATGCCGATAATTGGTTACCAGTACGCCCACGGCTGCCAGAGTTTCCGTCTGAATAACCAGAACCACCGCCACCACTACCGCCAAAGCCAGCATAACCTTGAGAAGGGGAGTACTGCCAATAAGATGAACCACCAAATCCACCACCGTTCGCGACGATACTTACTCCGCCAGGTCCTGAAATGGTTGAGTTACCACCATTTGTACTGTTTACACTGTACTGGTGATTATCTCCGTTACCGTCTCTATTTGCACCACTACCGTTACCACCAGCACCAACAGAAATGTTGTAAGTGCCTGACTGGGCTTGGAAAGTGCCAATAACGACACCTCCACCACCGCCACCACCTCCCATATCAAATCCGCCACCACCGCCACCTGCAACAACTAGGAATTCCAAAACTCCAGTTCCTGCAACAGTAAAGGTGTTGCTGCCTGTAGAAGTAAATGAAAGAACTTTGTAAGTCTCAGAACCGACAGTAATAGATGTCGGACTTATGCTAGAGGTTACTTGCAAACCTGAAGAAGTTTCTAATTGAATATTGCTGTTATCAAGTCTGGTTACAAAATGATAGTCTTTTGTAAATCCGCTTCTAGTAATAGCACCACCTGAAGGATAGGTGTAACGAACCATGTCTCCAGTTACAAGACCGTGATTTTGAATGTGAATTATGTCTTTATCAATAGATACGCCAATTTTTTTAATAGTGAGTGTTCCAGAGTAAGAACCGTTAGAAAGAACTATATCGCTACCGCCAGGAGTTGCCGCTAACTTAATTTGAACAAGACCTGGAGCAACATCTACAACTAAGTTAAATGAAGAAATCCAATAGGTTGTGTTATTTGCTAATCCTCCAGGAACTGTTCCAGTAGAGGAAAGGAATACCATTGCTCCAACATATAGACCAGTAGACTGTGTGCTACCAGCGTTGTTTTGCATTTGGATGATTGCAGAACCCGTTGAAGTTGAGTTAACAGTGCTTGTTGCACCTTCAGAGTTTGCTCCATCAAAATTCAATCCAGCACCCGCAGTTAAAGCAATCGTTGTTTGATTTTGGTTGTCGAGGTTATTACCAGCAAATTTTTGAGCAAGATTTGCTTTACGGAAGGTTCCAGTCATTGAGACTGTTATATCGATGGCGTTACCATTAGGAGTTGCACTTACTTGGAATACCGAAGAAGAAGTTCCAAGAAGATTATTAGTTTTTAAGTAAACTATTCCACGAGGTGCTGTAGCAAAATAGCCAGAAGATGCAGCGATGTTGTAGTAAAGAGGAGTTCCAATTTGGAGTCCTGAGAAAGTTTCTGCTGCTTGATGAGTTACTGTAAAAGTATCATCACCAGTGTTTACAGATGCGATTGTACTATCTGCACCACCACTAGAGAACGATTTATTTGTTAAATCTAATGCGTATGTAGTTAAAGTGTTAGCACCATCAAATGTCTGTGCAGTTGCAGTGTTTGAAGAGTCAAAAGTTCTAGAACTTGTGTTAGATGCGTCAAACTCTTGTGAGATGGTGGAGTTTAGATTCAAGAAATAGAACGGAGTATTAACACCAAATCCATGAGGAGCATCTGTTTTTAAAGTAAGTGTAGATTGTCCTTGAGCATTTGTAACAAGACCTTCAGAGTCTGAAATTTTAATTTGTGAACCTTGGAAGAACTGTCCTGTAATAACAGAGGTATAAAGGTCAACAATAGAAGCAGTACTTAACTGATTTTGCTTGCTAAGGTAGGTAAGAGTTGTGCTATCTGGAATTGAGTTAATGATATATGAGCCATCAGCAGTTAAGGACTTAGTTCCAGAAACGTTAATGGGGATACCAACAGCAAGACCATGAGGAAGAGAAGTTGTAATTTTTATTTCACGAGAACCTGCAGTAGTAATCATGTCCACAAGGTTTGGAATTGTGGTGTCACCAGAAGCAGAAAAGAACGATGGAGTGTTGTTGATTAACTCAACTGTTTCCCACTTGGTTGGCTGCAGACCGTATTCAAAGTCCGTGTCGATGAGCGTCTGCGGCTCACTGACACGCAGTTTCGTTACGGGGTCAAGAAATTCAGCGGGGAAACGGATTTCTCCACCAACGCCACCACTGCTGCCTGTGCTACCGCCGAGAAAACCTGGCATCAGTTTTTACCTTTCATTCATTACGCTCCAAGCCACCATGATGTTGAAATCGCAAGCGTTCCTACTGTGCCTTGAGGACCAGTTGGACCAGCATTTCCTGATGCAACTTCTATCCATGCACCTTGAAAGAATACATAAGTTTTTGCGTTTTGAGTGTTAAACCAGCCGTCACCTGCATCTGCAGTTGCAGTAGATGGAGCGGTTGGACCTGTAGCAGTGAATTTACCAACAGGACCTGTTGGACCAGTAGGACCTAACGGACCAGTAGGACCCGTGACTTGTGACTGTGGGCCAATAGGACCAGTAGGGCCAGTAGGTCCTGTAGGACCAGTCTCGCCTTTCTTGTCATAAATAGCGATAACACCAAGTTGTGCACCATCAGTTGAACTTTGATAAACAATATTTGCTGGTGCGTTTAGAGGAACAACATAAGTGATTATGTTTGGTGAAGAAGCACTGTACACACCAACAGCAGCATTGTTGCCTGTTGTTCCAGGAACTGTTGCACCGTTGTTTTCTGATAAACGAAGTGCAAATGGGTCGTTAACAACTAGACCACTGCAATCAAAGTAATAGGTTTCACCACGAACTAAAGTAAGGGTTGGGTTATCACCCTCAACGTCTGCAACTAAATATGCTGTATTTCCTGAATTATTTGTAATTACAAACGTTGTTCCATTACGTGGACCCATAGGACCAGTAGGACCTGTAACTGATGGACCAGTCGAACCTGTTGGACCTGTAGGACCAACGAACGGACCTCCGCTTACCCAATCAGAGCCATTCCAAATATAAATGTTGCTATCTGCAGAAACTACGTATGCGTCACCAGAAGTATTTCCAGTTGAAGGAAGATTTCCAGTTGCTGAAACAACGCCTTTAACATTGATAGATGTTCCTTGTGCACCAGTTGGACCAGTCGGACCTTGCGAACCTGTAGGACCAGTTACAGTTGAAGCAGGACCAGTAGCACCAGTTGGTCCAAGTGGACCAGTTGGACCAGTTACATCAGAAGCAGGACCAGTAGGTCCTGTTGGACCTTCAGGACCGATAGGACCAGTTGGTCCTGTTACGTTAGAAGCAGGTCCTGTTGCACCTGTTGGTCCTTGCAAACCTTGTGGACCAGTAACACCTTGAATATTACCGACGTTTTGCCAACCACCTGCACCGCCATTTAATGACGGATTCCACACAACTAAATCGCCATTTGTTAAAAGGTAAGCATCACCAATTTGTCCTGTTGGTCTTGCTGCTACTAGTGTTTCAAAATCTGCGTACTCGCCTTTAATAACTGTTGCTGCACCAGCAGGACCAGTAGCACCTGTAGGTCCAGTTGGTCCTACAACGTTTGAATCAGCACCAGTTGAACCTGTTGGACCTGTTGGGCCAACATTGCCTTGTGCACCTGTAGGTCCTGTAGGTCCTTGATTACCTTGTTGACCTTGAGACCCTGTAGGTCCTGTTGGTCCTTGAATACCTTGATTACCTTGCGGACCAGTTGGGCCAGTTGGTCCTACAGGACCAGTAGGGCCAGTTACATTTGAAGGAAGTCCTTGAATACCTTCTGGACCTGTTGGACCAGTCGGTCCCAATGGACCTTGTGGGCCAGTTGCACCATCAACACCAATAACACCATCAAAACCACGTGGACCAGTAGGACCAGTAGGACCTAAACCACCTTCAGGACCAGTAGGTCCTGCTGCACCTGTTTCACCTAACGGACCACGAGGACCAGTTGCACCAGTTGGTCCAGTTACACCTTCAAAACCACGAGGACCAGTTGGTCCTGTTGGTCCAGTTACAGCAGGACCTGTAGGACCTGTTGCACCAATTGGACCTGTTGCACCAGTTGCTGATGCAGAACCTGCAGGACCCGTTGGTCCAGTTGGACCTGAAGGACCAGTAAAGCCACGAGGACCTCGTTGATTAGGAACACCAGGAAGTAACGATGGGTCAATCTCTGGATACTTAGGACTGTTCGGATTAATTGGCATTATGTAGTCACCTCACGAACAGTAAAGAATTTGCCAGCCTTGTAGGTTTCTTTACGACCATCTGAGTCATATACACACTGGACATCCCAATACATTCTTTGTGCAAGCCTTCTCGTTTGTTCCTGCGTCAAACTTAAGGTAATAGTATGACTTGTATTTGACGTTGATGTGACCGTAACTGTGAACGGCATGTGGGACTGTTCTACCCCAGCCTTCCACCTAATGTTTGCAATAACGCCTTTATTGGTGAGGTTTCCTGTATACGGAATGGAGTAGGAGAACGCCACGTCTTGATATGCGGTAAGTTCCACAGAGTCATAAGGGTGCTCTGATGGTTGGTCTCCGTAACTTGGTCTTGGAACTTCAACTCGTTCTGGGTATGAGTAATCGTCCACCTCCTGTGGTCGGTAAATTGGTACATAGTGATTTGTTTTTTTAGAAATTCTGCGGAATGTAAATACTTCGATGCGGTACATGCCAATACCAAGCAAGATGCAGAGTTCACGGTACTGGTCTTTACGAGCCTGAATCATGTCCATGATTTGGCGATAGCGTTCAGAACGCGGAATTGTTACTCCGTCTGGAGCAAAGACGTTAATATCGAATGAAGCATCTGTGGCTAGTGTGTAGAGAGCCAACGTAGATGCAAGAAGTGCTACAGGATAAACTTCAACGGCTGGAAGGTTATCTATTGTCTGAATACGACCAAGAGAATCGGTACGGTTATTAGAGTGCTGTAGTAAAGCAGTCTCTACAAATCTTTGAATTTCCGCTGTTGTGTAATAGCGGAAATAGTTTCCTGAAACAGTAATCTCAACGCCATCAACAGGAACGTTGTCAGAAACAAGAACACCCGTGTGTTCTTCTATAGAACATTGGTTTGAAACATCAACGCCATCAAAAGCAACATAAACGCCAGAAGCATCTAAAGGCGAATAATGAAGTGTAAATCTGTTGGTAGTTCCGTCTGCTGTAAACTGCATGACGAACGACTTAGAAAGGTCGCCAATCTCGGACCGTACTAAATCGGTTAGACTTTGTACGGTAGCCACTTATCCTCCATGCAGTTGAATCCTCATCGCTTATAATCTCTAACTAATTGAATTTAGTCAGCCCAAAAAAGGGTACTCCTCACTCTGGGAGGAGGGCGGAAACCAGAAGTGAGGAGTACGACTGTTGACGGCTTAGTTGGGCCGCCAGATGTAACCTAGACCTTCAAGATAATCTGCGAGGTCACGAGAGACTGAGTACTTAACTCCAGCCTTAAATGAGTAAGTGTTTCCTACACCGTAAGTCATCTCATCAATGTCTGTAATGGTGCGAATGATTACCTTGTCATTTGCAAGTGATACGCCAACTTCTTGAATCTCGTCTAGAACAATCGGTGCGTCTGGTTTCTTAGGGTCAAATACGTCCCGTTCCAGACTTTCTCTTTCAATCTCCGCTGCTACAGAAATTTCTTCCTGACGCTTACGGAGGGCTTCCGCGTTCTTTTTTGTTGCTGTCTCTGCTGCACGTCCTGTTGCATCCAGAGGTGATGTTGGTTTGTTTGCCACGATGTTCGTTCTCCTAACTATATTTTTTGTTGCGGATGAGTCCCAAAGAAGGAGTATGGGACTCATCCGCTTGCTTAACAATTATTAAGCAGTGTAGACCTTGCAGATAGCCTGGTCTGTGATAACGCCAAGTCCCCAAATTGCGTACCAAGCAAGGGCATGCTCACGACCGAAGTCAAGAACGCCACCATCGCGTAGTTCAACTGGAAGAGAAATTGCGTGACCAAATGCGTTGTCACCAATCATGAGTGATTCGTAGACATCAACTGCAGTTGTACCTGCTGGAGCAGACTGTCCTGGGTTTTCTGGGTTTCCACCAGTACCAGGAGCGGTGTTTGCCTTTACAGGAACTTCACCCTGGTCAGCAGGTGCACCAATGATGCTGCTGTAGTTAACAGCAGTTCCTGATGCAATCTTCTTGACCTGAGTTGTCTCAATGAAGACTACGTCGTAGAGACGACCAATCTCACCAAGCATGAAGTTACCAGGAGCAGCATACTTCGTGACTTCAATGAACTCTGGGTTCGAACGGATGTCACGTGACTGCTTTGGATGAATGAACTGTACATAAGTTTCACCCAACCTTGGAATGTTCTTTGATGCAAGAGTCAACGCTGCGTCCTTAACGGCTGCGGTTGTCAACTTGTCATTTGCTCCGATGTCAGCAATACCTGTTGCAGGTGTTCCTTCATCGTAGTTTGTGAAGGCTCCACCAGTGATGCCTGAGCGGTCGTAACCGAATACTGCAGAAGTTGCAGCACCGAGTGTGTTACGTGCTTGTACATCTAGGTATTGAGCCATGTGGCGACCAAGAAGACGTGAAGCAGATGCCATTACGTCATCGAAGGAAGCGTTGAGAAGTAGTTCAGAAACTGCTACTGCGTAGCCGTGCTCTGCAACTGTAATTGCGATTTGGTCCGCTGTAAGAGCATTAGTGGTTAGACGAACACCTTCAGTAAGAGGTGTTGGGTCTACGCTAAAGTTCTTGTAACGGAGGAAGTTAACGCGAAGACCTGGTGCTACACCAAGTTCGGTCTTCTTTACTGCAAACTGTTCGAAGCGAAGAATCGGCATCGCTTGGAACAGGATTTCCTTAGACCAGATGGTCTGAATGGCTTGTGAGAGGGAGGTGTTGCTACCTGAATACGCGGTAGGTGCACCTGCTAGTTCACTTGAGCCAGTAATTGCTGATGCCATTTTGGAATCAGTCCTTTCCTGTTAGATGGTTAGTTGTTTGGGCTTACCCGAACAGTCCCCGACCGCGATTGTTTGATGCTTCGCCAAGTAATTTGGCTCTGTTCTTCGCATAGTCTGCCAAAGACATTTCCCGAATTGAATCGGGAGTGTACATTTTTGAATCCGAATTGGTGTCCAGAGGTCCTGACGCAGGAGCAGTAATACGTGCTCCCGCCATTTCTCTGCGAGCACTGGACATAGCCTGTGCTGCTGAGTCGAGAATACGAGCAGATTTGTCTTTCAAACTTGCGATGCTCTGCTCTACTTCATCGCGGTTACTACCTTCAATCAAATCTATGAGTTCAGGAATGATGTTGTCGCGTTCCTGCTCAAGTCTCTGTTGACGGTACTGCATTAGTTCTTGGAACGTGCGTTCCTGCTCCAACAATGCAAAAGCACGTTCTCTTTCGAGACGCTCTGCTTCCAACTGTTGCTGGAACTCTTGCTCTTTTTTAGTAAGAAGAGCACGGATGTCCATATCTTCTTCTAACTTCTTTTGATGTTCAGCCTCAGCGAGTTGACGTTGCCGTTCTTCCTCTGCTGCTCTGTCGTCACGCTCCTTCTTCAAGGTTGCGAGTTCTTCTTTCAACTTTTCGAGTTGAGGATAGAGTTTTGCCTTTTCTTGTTCACGAGCACGAACGATGTCGTCCTGCGTGAAGTTCAAGTTAGGCTCCTCTACCTTTTGAGACACGCTTTCCATGACTGGAGTCGCAGCCTCTGGTATTGCTGAATCAACTAATACTTCTTGGTTATCCATAATTGCACATCTCTTTTCTTTGTCGTTGTCCGAGTGTGGATTTCTCCACGTGCCACGCTTATTAGCAGATAATTACACAGTGTTAACTGATAATTGTCTGCATAAATCAAATTTTTTCATTTGATTTAGGAGTTGTCTCTGTCAACTGCCCTTCGCTGTGGAATTTTGGTTCCATAGGCTTCGGTGACTAGTTTCTCTCTCAAACCAGCCTCTGTCTGTGCCTCCATAGCGGCAGCAGCCTGAGTCTCAGGGTCTTGAAGGTTGTCAGGAGTTGGTGCTCCATCAATCTTGTCACCCATAATGTCCCCATCAGCCAACTGTGTTGGTTGTAGAGGAATAGCACTATTTCCATCAGGACCTGGCATCATGCCAGTCATGTCTTGGATTTCTTTCTGAATTTGAACCTTCATAAGTTGCAACGCACCATCAGAAACAGCGTCATCACGCAATTCTGAACGAATCTCTGCCAACTTCTCTTCTGGGAACTCTTCTCCCAAACTACGTAGAGCACCTTCTTTAGACTCAAGACCCATACCAAGTTTGGTTTGAATCTCATTAAGAATGATTAGTTTGTCTAGTGGAAGTGGGGGTGGGAATTGAACATAATTCTGATAAGTCAAAGGGTCATTTGGGTCAAGACGAGTTAGTTGACCTTGTTTAATTGGGCCATCTTCTTCAGGGTTGTAACCCAAAGAATCAGGCTCCTTAAGAGCAAGGTGAAGAATAATTAATTCGTTAATCTTTTCAATACCCGCTCCGTATTGAGCAACTTTTTGAGAATAACGATTCATCAAAGGCTGATACTGAATGGAAAGAGCAACACCTGATGTATTTGAAATTGGCTGAACTTGTCCCAAAGCAGTCTCTGGAATGTTCATCATTTCGTGCATAGAACGCTTTAGAAGTTCAAGGTACTTCAGTGCACCGTCGATACCAGATGCTCCGCCTTCAAGGTTAAACACCTGACTATCTTTTGGAAGACCTCCCCAAACTTTCTTTGGACCCTTTTCAAGGTTAGAAGCCTTTGCTCCAACGATAACTGTTACAGGTGCAGCGTGATAGTTAATGATGTCTGCAATATCTGTTGAAATTTCGTTGTAAGAACGATTAATTGTAATAATGTCATGGCAGTCAGAAAGTCCCCAAGGTGAACCAGCGACAGGGATATTTGGAATGTGAACGATTGGGATTACACCTAGTGGATTTGGACGTGAATCAATCAACTCATCGTTAATGTATTCCTCAATAACATCGTCAGTAAGAATTTCAGTATATGTAAATACCTGACGAGTACCTTCTAAAGAAGTTCCCCAGAAACGGTACTTTTGCTTAAAACGCAGTAAACGAGTTCTGTCATGTGGGTGGAACTCTGGAAAACAAAAAGCGGAGTTCATAGGAAGGATGCGAACACGTCCTGGATGATTTCTACCTGCTGAATCTTGCCAAGGCTCTTCGTATGCAACCTTTACAAAACAATCTCCTGTAATACCACCGCTTTGTGCCATTTCAAATAGCACACGCATTTTGTCGTTATCAACTTCCCAAACACGTTGTAATCTGTCTGGAATGATTGCTTCTGTTGCTTTAGGGCTACGGTAGTGGATGCCCTTACCAAAAGTAAATCTTGCTAAAAAGTCATTAAACGCTCTGTAATAATTTACTGCAATTTGCATTTCGCCTTGTTCACGACGATAACCCCAGTGATGTCCTAAATACATCGCCCAGTTAAGTGAGTAGCGATTTAAACGAGGACCATGGACTTCAAACTCTTCATCTGCTAACTCCACAAGTCCAAGTGGAGAGATTGAAATTGTTAAATCAGAAGACGCTGCACGATACGACGGCGGGGAGAAGTCAATGAAACTCATCTGTTACTTCTTGTCCTTGTCACGTTTGCTGCCCTTTTTCTTTTTAAAGTCTAATCCTCTGGCTTTTTTCTGTTTAGTGAACTGTTTCTCTGACAACTTCTGTTGCTTGTAAACAGGGTCACTAGTGTTGATAAACTTACCACCAGATTGTTCATATTTTTGGTGAACCCAGTGACTTGCAGCAGGATTTGGGTACGTAGAAAACTTCGCTCTGGCTTGAGCAATAATCATTTGCCAAAGTTTTAAGTTCGCAGGTTTCTCAGCCACCGTAATCCTCTATACCTTTAGGCCCCCTAGCCTAATGCCAGGGGGACCAAAGTTCTACTATCTAATTAGTCGTTTACGACTGTTGGAGCAACGCGTTGTGTGCGTCCTCCTGACCGAGCAACAACTTCAACCTTCTGCTCTGCATAGTCAGTGAATGACCCATGTGAGAACTCAGAAAGAAATGTTGGTGCTTCAGTCCATGCAGCAGAGCCAACGTGGGCACGTGCTTGCATTGTTTCTGCAGCAGTTTTTGTGTGAACTGGTGCATTGCGATTTGGACGACCAGGTGCTGCAGCGTAGCCATTTGCAATACCAGTCTGGAAATCGTTTGGAACATCGGTATCAGTTGCAATACCTTCTTCGAAGCGAAGTGGTCCACGGCGTTCTGGATTACCCCACTGCTTTACTTCGTAAACATTGTCTCCCTTTTCAGGAAACTGTGGATTTGGTGCTAGTGTCATTTAAGACTCCTAAACTCTAGAGTTGTTTATCGGAACGGCCTATTCCAGGTATGAGTTTGACGGATTTCAACGATTTAGTAATGTCAAACTAAGAACTAATTGTTTACAAAGAAGGGGCTAGAGGTTAGGACGACTTCAGGCATTACCAGGTCCTTGGTCAAGGAACAGGCAATAGCCAAAGAATCAACATAGTCATCATGGGCATAAGATTCGTCTGGTGCTTTAACTATGAAGTTAGGTCCTTTGAAATGAACCTCTGCGTCCACCATCTGTTGATAAAAACGCTTCCAACTACGTAAACGACGTGTTTTTGCATGTGCTGGGAATCCCAACATACGGCGTTGAATTAAGGCTTGCAGATGCTTCCATCTTGTAGATTGTTCAGACTGGCTGGAAGTAATAGGTGCTACTTCTGCTCTTGGAATCAACACCTTTAATCTTTGAGCAACAGCGTCACCAACACCGTTGGCATCTACTCCAATAGCAAGTACGTCGTAATTACTTAAGAAGTTGACTATCTGGAAGTACTGCTCTTCCCAATCCTCGTTTTGTAGTTCTAACCAGTTTAAAACTCGATGTTCAAAATAACCAAACTCATCTGGTCTATCCCAATCAACCCAAACAACCGTTACGACTGTAGAGTCCATCTTACGTGCAGGGTCAATACCTACCACTACAGGAGTCTTGTGCCATACCTTTACAACTTCTTGAGACGTATCTCCAAGTTCATCCATAATTCCAGAGGTAACAAACATTCCACGTTCTAACAACCATTTACAGTTGTAAGACATCTGAAACTCGTCTGAGTCTTCACCAATACGGAGCATTTCTTTCTTAATAAATTTTTGATAGTTCTCGTTAAATTTTGATACGTCTTTCCAGTCCCATTGGAAATGATTTTGACGAGAACTACGTCCTGTCTGTCGACGTTTGTTTAATTGAATACTTCTATAGAAGTTGTTTTTATTAGTTGTAGGAGTTCCTGCTTTAACCATGGTTCCTGCGTAATATGCAAGCATCGGGCTGATGGATTTAGAGACTACAAAGTCGTCTGCTTCTTGACACTCATCAATAACTATTAAGTGGAAGGACTTAGACTCAATCTTTGCACGAGGGTTTGCAGTCATCATCGTCAAAGTAGAGCCAGAATTCTTTAACTTAACCATGCGTGTTACTCCGCCAATTCTTGCAGCGGAATCGTCAATTTCTGGGTCACCTAAAACCTCAAGTGCACGGTTAGACGTTAGTCGCGTAACTGTTCTACCAAATAGTGTTTCAGCCTGTGACTCAGTTGGAGCAAACAATCCAACCCATAATCCATCTTTAAATTTACTTAGTAGGTCTGGATACAACTTTGCAAGACGTGGAAGAAGAATCATCAACGTAGCAACAGTGTCTGCAACAGTTTCTGATTTACCTGACTGACGTGCAGCAAGTGCTGTTATTTCTTCACCATCGTTTATAAGAACAGACTCAATCATTCTTTTTGCTAATGGTTTTTGATATGCGTGAAGGTCATGACCAACAAGAACAACTAAAAACTGAAGTATCTTTTCAATGAGTTTATTTACAAACTCTTGAGACAGTTCATCTAACTGTTCAAACTCTTCGTCAATAGAAACATCATCTTCTTCTGCATAAAACTCAGGAGTGATTTCCTCGAATTGTTTATCATTAAAATCTATTGGCATTTGTTCCTAAACAGAGTAGCCCAACGATTTACGTTGGGCAACCCCGCGTCTGAGAGAGGGAGACAGGATAATCATAACAAACACAATAACAAATTCAACGTCGTTTTAGTTCTTTAATAATTTCGTGTAGAACTTCTGCACCCATTTCGGCATCGTTTAGCAATGCCTTTTCATTAGTACGCATCCATGTGGTTACTTCTTTACCAATTACAAACAGAGCATTTTCTGCCCATGTAATTAACTCTGGTGTAGGTAGTTTAGAGATACGTTTCTGAATCTTGGTCTGGGGCTGGTTTCCATCCCGCTTCTTCCGTAAAATCATCATAAGTTAGGTCCCTCCTAGATACGGCTAAGTTTAACGCTTCTTCTTCCTCTTTTGTACCCTCCCACTTACCCACTACTAAAATTTTGTTGCGGAACAGTTTTATAAGGGTTGGGGAAGCGTATCTATAAGGCGGGTTTATTTCTTGAGTCCAGCCTTTTGAAGTTCGTTTACCTTCCCATTTCAACGGTTGGTTGATGAGTTGAACAAATCTGTGTGGTCCGAGTGGTAGTAGTTTTGGCATACCTATCTGCTTCTCTTGCGATTTCCTTTACCAGACTTTAGTGCAGAACGATTTGGTTTGCTTGCTTTAGTTTTAGGTAGTTTTTTTGCCTGAGCGTTTCTTTGCCCTCTGTAAAGACGAGACTCATCCATAGCGGACTGTTTGCCCTGGAAGTAAATCTGGGTAGTACGAACGACACGGTACAAAGTCTCACGAGCAAGAGGTGTGAAACTTCCTATGTCTGCAGAACCACGAGGCTTGCCATCTAAGACCTCACGGATATAGCAACCCTTACAGGTACGGGCTTTAAATGCTGCCCACTCAGATGGGCTAACTTCGTAATAGTTATAAAACAGTCCGTCTCTAAACACGACGGTAAGAACGCCACGTGACTTCTCATAACCAGCAGCAACTGTGCGTGGTCTTTGATAATTAGTTGTAGATGTTGGGACTACAGAAAGCGGAGCAGGAGCGTCGTAATCATCACGTGCTTCATCTGCATAGTTTGGATAGTAATAAGGTTCGTAGTAATCACCAGATGTTAAATCTTCACTTAGGTACTCTGACTCATCATCATCGTCGTAAATTGCAAGGGCTTCAAATGTTCCAGAACCAATTGCTACTGGAAGACCTTGGAATGGGTTTACAGAGCGATTTTTTAGTTCTCCAGAGTCGTAAGTTCCAAGTAGTCGACGGAAATCAGATTGTTCACGGTCATTAAGACCAATGCCGTAAGTAGAAGTGGCGGGGTCCAAGAAACCATAGAGTTCCTCAGAGGAAGGCAACACAGGTGCTGCTTTCTTCTTCGGTCCTTGGTTCATGGACCTCGCCACCGTAACTCCTTAAATTAAGACGCTGTTGCGTATGGAGTAATTGTAACTGCTGCGGCAGGAGCGATGTTGTTTGCTCCAGCAGCAAGTGACTGTGTTTTGATTGTTGCACCTTTACCAGCAAGAGTTCCAGTTGCGTTGATACCTGTTGTATCAGCGACTGTAAATCCTGAACCAGAAATGGTGATTTGATTTGCTGTTGAAGCGGATGTAACTGTGAAAGTACCAACAAGAGCAGTAGGGACGTTTACAGGTGATTCTCCTGCAGCAGTTCCTGCAAAGATTTCAACCTTAGTTCCTACTGGATAATTGGTGTTTGCACTGGTTGCAAAAACTACTGCAACTGTTGCACTTGTAGCATTAATACGAGTGATGTCTGTCTTGGCATTTGCTGCAGCAGAGGCTGTAGTTACTGTCAAGGAAGCATCCTTCATTGCATCTTGTGCAAGAGCAGTTGTAAGACCAAGTACGCTTGGTACGAGTACGTAGTTAGTTGGTCCTGCTACGTCTTCACCAGGGGTATTGGCTACAAATTGTGGATACCCTCCCCATCCTGAAAGAGCGATGATGTGGTTATCAAGTGCTGGGTCTAGACGGTTAGCCAACGCGTCTGGACGAGCATCATTTGGCTGCATCGGCATGTTACCCCAAACGAAGTCGATTGCGACCTCACCTGCGGTATCAAGAAGATTGCCGTTATTGTTTACTGCCATTCTTTTATTTCCTCACATTCATGAATGTCAAGTCCTGCTCTGTATAACACCTCGCCACAGTCGCGACATCTGAAGAGGCGAACATCATCAAGTGCTTCGTGTAAGGAGTCCGAATGTTCGATGCTGCTTTCCATCTCAGGTTGTTTTAAAACCTCAGGAGGAAAGGGTCCTACAGGGTGGTGGGACTTAGCAGGGACGGGATGTCCTTGCACTGCAAATTTTCTAATAAGTTTCATTTTGCATCAGGCTCAACTGCTGACGCTTTTTTTACTGCTTTCTTAGCAGGAGCCTTTTCTACAGATGGCTCAGGTTCAGGAGTTGCTTCTGATGCTTTTGGAAGAAGGTCCATCGCTTCTTTAACTGATTTGGCTTTAGAAGCAGCAACCGTCAAATGTCCAGCCTTCATAACTGGAATTAAAAATGACGGCAAACAACGTACACAATAAGGAATTGATGTACTTTCTGATGGTTGGTAAATATATGCAGCGTCGTTTGAACAGTTTGCACACTTGTTCATTTAGTACTCCTTAACAATCCCATTTGCGTAATGCTAATGCTTTACGTGTTGGTTTTCCGTTCTTCTCCATTGGTCCTGGCATGCCACCCATACGTGCACAAAACGATTTGCGACGATTAGCAGACTTTTTTGATTTCTTTGCTTGAGCAGCAGAAACTGGTGGCTTTAAATTAGAGCCAGGGTTCTGACGTTCATAGGACTTACGTCCCTTTTCATTTAAACCGCCTTTTGAATTCTTGCCCTCTTTACGAGTCCAAGCAGCAGTTTTATGAGAAGACTTTTTCTTATTTGCCACTTGTCTTCTTCTTGCCTTTACGAAGGGCTTTGAAGTCAGCAGCGTCAATTGCTTTCTTGTTACCTGCAACTGATGCAATTTTCATTTGCTTTGCTGTAAGTGGTTTTTTCTTAGTTGCCATTATTTGCTCCTAGGTTTACGGGCTGCTTTAGGTGTTGCCTTTGCAGCGGGGGTTGATGTAGGTGTGTAAGCGGGATTACGTTTCGCACGTCCTGTCTTAGGGTCACGAATTACTGGTGCAACTTTAGTTGTTCCACTTGGAACCTCTGGAGTTTTAGTAGAACGTTGCGGAGTTGTAGGTGCTACTTGAGTAGGCTGACCTGGTGTTGCTGAAGAACGACGACGAGTAGTTGGTTTGTTGTATGCAATTTTCATACCGCCTTGACCATCAGTTTCAAAAGTGCTTACACGTTTTCCTTTGCCAAGACGTTCAACACCAGCAAATGCCGTATTTGCTTTTAGTACGTCACCAGCAATACCAAGACGTTGAGTAGCAAGTTCATGCTTACGTTTTGCTCGTCCTTCACTCTTTGCATGCTTCATGCCTTGTTGAGCCATAGTCATTGCATGACCTTGTTTTGACTCTAACATACCTCGTTCATGACCGAACTTACGTTCGTCACGTATGCTCTGTAGTTCATGACCAACAACCATGGTACGTAGTTCTTGGTTTCTCTTAATTCTTTTATCAAATACTCCAGAAACTGCACCCTGCAATGGAGCAAGAATATTTGGATTACCTGAAGGTGCGCCAAACTGTTGTTGATTAATCATGGGCCCTATTCTCCCCTGCTTTTAGTTTTTTTGGTGCTAAGTGCTTTTATAGCCTCAAGAATAATTACGTGGTTCTGTTGGCGGGCTACCTCTGCCTCTTCCAACTTCTGTTCTAGCCTGTTCTGACGCTTTTCAATACGTTGGACAGTATCTTTTAGGGACTTACCCCCGTTATTGGATAGTTCCCCATCCAGTTTATTTAAACGCTCCATAACGCCTGGAGTAGCGTCTCTACCTATTGCTGCTTCTTCCCCTTCCCAATCTCTCATGAAACTATGCCATGTACCAAACAAGATATTCAACTTTCTAATAAACCAACCCAAGATGGCTCCTCCACCAAGAACGATGCCAATAATTATCGACGTAGTTTCTAGAGCCATCTTGTGTAGACCTTACTTAACTGATTTTTTTGCTGGTGCTTTTTTAGCGGCAGATGAAAGTTTCTTCTCCGCTTCTTTTGCTACGGCTGTTGCTACGCGACCAAATGCTGGGTCTTTTTTATTTGCCCAACGAAGTGCTGTTGGAATTATTGAACCCCACAATGCGTTTGCTACAAGTAGCCACTCTCCTGAACCAAAATCAAGTGGACTTGAAATTCCGCTTGTTTGGGTAACAATCATCACTGCTGCAATTACTTGGCCTAGCAAGTTGCGAGCATACGATTCAATTGCTGATTTGTTCATTTATATCTCCTAAATGTGTCAGTTAGACACAGATGAAAGTCTAATCCTCTTCTTTATTTCTCAATGGGTAAGTAATTCCCCAAAGAACAATTGTTCCCAAAGTTGCCCAGCCAACAACGGTCTTTGCAGACCCATCAAGCACAACCCAGGCAATAAACATTCCTAGAAGTGTCCAGGACTGTTCAAGAAAGTCTTTCAGTATTTTCAAGGTTTGCGTCTCCTAACGCCCTTCAACTCGCCAGTGGGCCCACCGCCACCAGAACTTCCTCCACCTGAAGGTGCAGATAGAGCACTACCACCAGTTGCTAGTCCGACTGCGTTTAGTGCTGCACCTGTAGCAACGACAGTGGCAACAACCATTTTGGTTGCCTCTTCACGTTCTTCTGGTGACATATCTGCGCCAATGCTTCCAAGTGCAAGAAGAACTTGACCTGGGTCTTCAAATATTGCGCCTAATAGTTCTGCGGGGTTTTGTAACACCTCTAATGCTGCAGCAACTTCTGCAGTAATTATGACAGCATTTCCATTTTCGTCAGTGCGAACATCTACTGGCGTAGCAGGTGGCAAGTCTTCGTATGTAATTCCTGCTTCTTTAATTGCTTCTGAAGACAACGCTTCGCCTGGTGCTAAAGAAGATACAAGTGCCTCAACCACAGCAGCCTTTTCTTCAGCCGTTAAATTTCCGTCAGCCAATGCTTCACTGATTACAGTTTCGGGTGTAGTCTCAGAGGATGATTCTTCGGACTGACTTTCTTGCACTGGGGCTTCTGTCTCTGGTTTTTCTGGTTCTACTGGTTGTTGTTCTTCCTCAGTGGAAGACTCTTCATCGGACGTTCCGTCGTCTTCTGTTGGGGTTGTCTCTGACGATTCCTCTTCTGTGGGTGTCGATGGTTCTTCTGTTTCAGGCTCAGTAGGTTCTGATGGTTGTTCTTCCTCTGTTTGACCTGAATCAGAAGGCTCTTCTTCATTATCAGAAGGTGACTCCTCAGGTTGCTCAGGCTGCTCAGGCTCTGGCTCTGTCTCAGGGTCGACAGAAGGTGGCTCTTCAGGATTTACTTCAGGTTCAGGCTCAGGAGTAGGTTCTGGTGAAGAAGGTTCTGGCGTTGGCTCTGGTTGTGGTGTTGGCTCTGGTTGCGGCTGTGGTTGTGGTTCGGGAGTTGGCTCAGGCGTTGGAGTCGTTGGAGTTTGAGGAGGAATAGGTGTCGGAGTTGGTTCTGGGTTTGGTGTTGGGTTTGGTGTTGGGGTTGGCTCTGGCTGTGGTTGTGGGGTTGGTTGTGGGGTTGGCTCTGGTGAGGGCGTGGGAGCAGGATTGGGCGGAACGACTTGGGATTGCTGAACAGAAGCAATTACGGCAATGGCTGAAGAAACTGTGGAAGTAGCCTCAGCCGCTTTTTGAACTGCTGTGTTTGCTGCTGCATCTGCAGTTGCTAATGCGGTTGTTGCTGCTGCATCTGCTTGTGTTTTTTCTGTTTGAGCATTTGTTAAATTTGTTTGAGCAGTAGTTAACGTAGATTGGAGGGTATTTAGTGTTTGAGTTTCTGTTGTTAATGTGGTCTGAGATGTTGCAAGTGCTGTCTCTGCTGCTGTTTTCTCTCCCTCTTTAACTGCTAACACTGCGGTTTCTGTAGTAACTGTTGCTTCTGCTGCTTGTAATGTGGCTACTTGTTGTGGCGTAGCAGAACTTTGAGAAAACTCAGACCCTGGAATTATTTCCCACCCACTTCCTGTATAACGCATTAAAGCAACGTGAGCACCACCGCCATTTTCGTAATACCAAAAAACAAACTCTTTTTTAGTGCCAGCAGTAGTTGCTACATCTGCGGTGGAGCCTCCTCCACCCTTGTCAACCCAATCGTTAATAACTAACTGACCATCTAGATATAAGCGAACACCATCATCTGCGGGGGCATGTAAGTATTGAGTACCTGTAGTCTGCGGAGTCCATTGACCAGAGTACTTAACAATTACATCCTCTGACCTATTAGAACCAGCAACGTTACCGAGTCCCCATTGTTCATTTATTCCATTGGTATCGGTTGTAGTGTGAATAGGAGATGCTCCTGCAGGGAGAACTGGAGAAGCGTTTTGCCCTAATACGTTGTACACCTCAACCTTTAGACCTGGTTGAGTAGCAGCGTCTACCACGGCTTGTGCTGCTGCTTCTGTAACTACTGCTTGAGTTACTACGGCTTGTTGAGTTGAAACAGCAACTGTTGCTACATTTACATCTTCTTGACGAGCAGCGACTACTGCTGTTGCTGATGCGACTACTGGAACCTGTGTGTCTACCGCACTTTGAGCAACAGCCACTACTTGAGTTTTGTCTGCAACAACTGCTGTAGCAGTTTCTGCAATTGCTACCGCAACAGACGCTGAGTCAGATGCAGCCACTGCTGCAACAATGGCAGTCTGTGCTTCTTCAATTCTTGCTTGAGCAGTTGCTACCGCTGCTACAACCGTTGTATCGGAAGATACTGGAGTTGGAAGATTAGTTGTGGCAGTATTTAGGTCTTGTTGGGCTTGTGTAGTTGTTACATTTGCAGACTCAATTTTATTTTCAACGGAGGTGACTGATGGACTTTCAGACGTGGCAGGAGTGGGCGTGGACTGCGTTGTGCTTGGGGACGGGGATTGTTCTGGGGACGGTGTGGACACGGGAGCCGTTGAAGTCGAAGGTGAAGGCTCTGCAGTCACTGTTGGCTCAGGAGCGGGTGAAGAACTTGGACTTGGTTCAGGAGTTGAAGTTTGCGAAGGCGAAGGTGTTGGCTCAGGACTCTGACTTGGAGCGGATGAGGTCGAAGTGGTTGTGGAGGGAGTAACTTCCTCTGCATACGTCGTCTCTGTTCGCATAATCGTGTAAACGAAAGCAAGTAAGAGAACAGCAAAAAATTGTTTAATTGCTTTCGGTAGCAATTAGAGACACCTCGTGGTCAGTTTTTTTGAGGAACCCAGTTACGATTAATAATCATTGGGAAAGATTTTCCACTGTTAATGGATTCCCCACGTACACCTTTGCCAGGACTTGACCACGAGATAATAGACGGCTTTTCGACCGATTTCATTTGAACGCTTGATAGGTTGGCGTTCGGATTCATGTCGTAATTATTACAACACTTTACGTATTTGGTGTGCTAAGTGGCGTTGGTTCTATATTTAAGTTTGGGGCAACATCATCTGCACCCCAAGGTTTTGGTAAATCTTGTTTTGCATTTGGGTCAACATTTGCAAGTGGATTACTTGGTATTGGCATTGGATTAGGAACTGAGTTTTTCCAATCAGGAGTATTAACAGTCATGTTTGGAATCTCCACGTAGTTATCGTGGATGTCATTAGTAACAGGTGCATTGACTGAGCAAGCACTGAGTAAAACGGTTATAAGTGGTAGTCCCACTAACATTCGGGTGTTAGTCATAATGCTAGATTATAAACCCACTGTTATCAGATAGGTCAAGTCGACACGAACAAATGTTTGATATGTCTAAAGTTAGGGTATAGACTTCTTTTGCTTCTTCTAAAGAAGTTTAAGACCTTAGGCTGTCGGTACAAATGTACCTTTCGGGGACGGCCTAAGGTCTTATTTAATCAGATGCCATTCCTCCAACAGCACTTACCCCATGACCATCGGCTGCTGAGGCTGTTTCCCCTGAATCTTGGTTTACTGCTTGTGGTTGAGATGCGGTCATGTATCCGCCGTAACCACTTTGTGCAGAAACGTATGTTGGGTACATCCCCCACCAATACCCGTTACCAACAAAGCCTTTATTTGGATTTACCAGACCCTTTTTACGAATCTCTTCTTCCGTTGTAGCAAACTGACTATTACTTAAGTTTCTCATGTAGTTACCAATGATGGATGAATAACAAACTCAGGGTCTTCAACACTTAGTGAGACTTCTTTAATTTTAATCGCGTATTTCTTAGCGTGGTGTCCACAGAAGAAGAGTTCTCCATTCAGCATTACGGCCCGTACCTTTGCCACAGCAGAACAACGGTCACAACGGTCGTTAACGTTCATGGCTATCTACCTGTTCTTGTTTCCTTTACCAATGTTCTTCTTGGCTGACATTACCTTAAGGTTAGACGAAGACTCATTACTTTTGTTGTTATCCTTATGGTCAACGTGTTCTTTCTTAGATAAATTCCTGCCTAATGACTTTTCTTTTTTGTGGCGGGCTGAATTAGTGCTAGTGGTTTTTTGAGACTTAGGGTCATACTCAACCATAATCTTGCGACCACCATTTTGCTTTGAGCCTTTGTAAGGTCCGTAAACCTTTTTCTTTTTGCTAGGCAGAGTCATAATTACTTAGTAACTGTGTAACCGTGTGAGCGTAATAGATTTATGGCTGCTTCAATGTCAGCAGATGGGCCTGTTGCTGCTGGTGCTTCTGCTGCTGCTTTACCTGCACCCTTAAACTTTGGTCTACCAAAACCAACAATAGAGATTTGAACTCCTGCTTTGTTCTTTTTGTAAGCACGAAGTTTCTTACAAGCCTCTCCACCATTACGTTGAGAGCCTCTCTTTCCATCTCCAGTAGTGTTGCCTTCAATACACCAAACAGTTCCGTCTTCATTGTCTTTGATAACAATGCCTACGTGAGAAATCCTATCGACACCGTCTGCGGGAAAATCAAAATAGGCAATATCTCCTGGTTCTGGGTCTGCAAGGTCGCCATCAATCCAAGCACCTTTTTTCTTAAAGGCTGCTGCACCACCAGGTGTGTAAACAGTGTTAGGTACTTTTACTCCTGCTTCATTTGCACACCACATAACAAAGGAGCCACACCAAGGCTGGAAGTTAGCCTTGGTGAAAGCACCATACTTTGTTTCGTTGTCTTTTGGACCTTCAATATAACCAACTTCGGCTTTAGCAACCTCAATAAGACGTGCTGCTGTTCCTTGCTCTGCCATTACTTTTTCTCCTTCTTACAAAAACACTCAACCTTGTTACTTAACTTATTGTGCTGCCAAGCCATGTATAAATTCCATCCAAACATAACAACCATTAAAAACCACATAATCTCCATTTCAGTAATTGAAGACCCTGCTGTTATTACAGGATGGTCATGGTTCACTCTTTATCCCAATCTAGGTCTACTGGTTGTTCTGCTGGCATAGCACCTTCTGGCTTTGCCTCAAGACGTGCACGGGTTGCATCAATCTCTGCTTCAAGTTTCTTATCTGCCAATGTGTTTTTGGCATCCATCTCTTTGTTGGCTAGTTGTGCTGACATGATGTCTTTAGCACCAGACTGACCAATCAAGAGACCTGCAAGAGTTCCCGTAATAAATGTTGCAACGCTGCCTAATACATTGAAGAACATCTTGTCATTCTCTGACTGTGCTCCGATTGGCTGCGATACGAAAAGAAGTCCGTAAAGAATTCCCAATGCTGTGAATAGGAGAATCGCTCCTAATGTGATGCCCAAGATAAACTTTAAACGAGCATCTAAGTCTGCTGGTGACAATCTGTCTTTAGCCATTTGGTTGACCGCTTTCTGTGGTTACTGTGTTTTCATCTGTTGTTAGGTTCTTCAGTATATCTGAAGTACATGTAAGGCTTGCTTCACAAATAGGAGGATTGCACTCTGCGTTTTTCCAATTTGCTGGGTCTTGGCATGGATAACGATAACGCTCTAGGTTTTCGCATCCTGTAAGTGAAAACAAGAGGACACTAGCCATGCCAGCAACTAATAACTTCTTAACGTTTTTCACTTTCAAATGACTCCTTAATTGCTAATCGTTGTGCTGTACTTTTATCTCTCATTCGATTTGTGCGACGGTCATTAAATACTGCGATTTTTTGATTCAGTTTGTAATTGCCTGGAGCACCCTTGCCTAAGGACTTGTCTTTCTTAGGCACTTGGCTTTGGTCCAGGTGCTTTGGTTACTGGACGACCAGATGCTTGTGCTCCTCTTCGTGTGTAGTTTTGATGCTTGGATGTGGTGGAAGAATATTTAACGTCTGGAATTACCCATCCGTGTTCTGCACTGTGTACTCCAATTGGTGTGCCGTAAGAATGAACAACGTAATCAATGTCTTTTAAAGGTTGAATAGTTGCACGAGCAGCCTCTGGCATACGACCAAAGATTAAATGGTCGCCAGGGCCTGTGTGTCCACGTGCATGAATCGCACCGTGGCTAACAAAAGCCTCACGTCGTGAGATTTTTTCAATTGCTTCTCTGGAGTTAACTCTTTTAGGCATGGTCAAATAGTAAAGTACTTATTCGTACTTGTACTGCTCTTTCTTAGTAAAAGGTGCAGAAGTCCAAGCATCTTGAGACTCGGCTATCTTCATAGCCTTCAGAGGGGCTGCACCAGCCAAAATAGCCCCTACAGCATACTTTGCACCGTTTCCTACTCCATAAATGCCATCGGCTCTTATACCGACCGACAGGTCGTCTTCAATGGCAAATAGAGTTCCACCAACAGCAACTAAAAACTGAAAACGGTATTCGCCATCAATGCCCTCTTCTTTAAAGTCAAATCCGTTATTAATTAAACATTGGCGAAGAGAAGGCACTACTTTTGCAATCATGAAGTGATAGAGGTCTTTGATGTCTTTTTCGGTAGGTGCTGGTGGATTCCAGATGTGTTGTGCTACATCGCAAGGGAAGGCTTCTCCTGCTCCAGCAATTAAAAAATCCCCACGTCTTGAAATTTTAGACATGTGGGGATGATGGAACTTACGTCCTTGACCATCTGTTGTTTGATTATCGCAATAGATAACGCATTTATCTTTCTGCTGGATTCCAATAATCGTCGTCACAGTAGGTCCTCAAAGTCGGGGGGGGATGAGTAATTCTACTTCTCACCCCCCGACTTAGAAAGTGTCTACTTAGGGTCTCTGTATGTGAAAGACCCGTAGAAACGGGCTGTTTTGCCCTTATCGTCTGTTTCTGGACCTGCTACCAATTTAACGCTCTTACGAGGTGTCTTGGCTGCTGCTTGGGCTTTAAGCCACTTCTTGGCAGCAGAGGCGTTTTTCCAAGCGGTAACTGAGGCGGTCTCGTTATCGTCTTGGTCGTTCTTAAGAATAATTGTGGCTAACCAACCGCCACCTTTCTCTTTGTTAAGAACTGCTTTTGCTTCAAACGTGAAGATTTTTCTTGGCACGTTCATCTCCTTTGTTCAAATAGGGTGAGTTGACAATAACACGGATGGGTGGGTGGGTCTAGTATCGCACCATGGAAGGTTTAGAAAAAATTGACTTTCGTGGCATACCCACGCATGAGTGCCCCGTGTGTGGAAGCACGTCCTTCCGTATAGTAGCGGGGTTTATTGACTACAACATAGCCTGGTGGGGAACAGACGCTGAGTGCTACGAGTGCGGAACTAAACTGACTGTTCCAACTCCCGTGGATGACCCTGAGAGGTCTGAATCGTAGTTTCAAACCCTGCGATATTGCAGAACATAGCCACATTTGGTTTTAGAGTATAGACATCCCACTCACGAGTCATACCGCGTTTTAATATGTACCAATCAACCGCTTCATCTATTGGTTGATTGGTTATTGCCTCAAGTAAACGTTCTGCACCTTTTTTGGAAACCCAATAACATGCGTTAGACCAAACTTGGTATGAACGACAAATCCTAGAGTCACCGATATCAAATGATTGCTTGTAGTTGTTTTCGCCTTGCCACTGATGCACATATTGATAGAAAAAGTCCCACATCATCGGTAATCGGTTTAGATACATCTTGCTGTAGTACAGAAATTCGGGGTCCAACAGAATGTCATCTTCCAGTAGTAGAAGAGCGTCGTAATCAGATGAGGCGAACTCCCGCAACGCCAAGACCGTTGAGTGCCATAGTCCTACTTCACCTGGTTTAAGCATCTTTGAAAAGTGAAGTGGGCATGCGTCAGATGCAGTCATCGTGGGGCTAAATAACTTTGGAAGTTCTAAAGAACTTTCTATTTGGGACTTGTTGCGGTCCCTTTCTTCGTTGATGCCAGGAATGTTAAATATTTGATAGACGAGATTCATCACACCAGTTTAGCGGGTAACCTCACAGATACAAGTACACGAGTCAATCTCGCAAACGCCAAACAGGATGAAATGACCACATTTGCGACACTTCTTGGGTTGACGTACATCTTCACTCACAGCCCAATTATCGGACTAGGAATTCCAGAGTTCGTCCTCAATACGAAGAATCTCTTCTAACTTTTCTTCTGCGACATGTGATGATTTTTGGTTGGGGTAATACTCGTAGTCATCAAACGTTTTGAGTTGTAACGGGTATTCAAACTGTTTCTTCTTCAACATTTTTAAAACCGTTCTCTCTATCTAGGTTGAGGTAATCCAACTCTACAACTTGGAAGGTTTCGTTGAAAAGAGCCAACACTTGGTCCACATTGAGAGAACCGCAGGTGTACAGGTCGAACTGGACCAATGCTGGGTCTTTCTCATCCCAGATGTGGAAAGCGATGTGGCTGGTCTCAATCATCACAATTGCAGTTAGACCACGGTTACCTGGCTTATCTACATAACTAGCAAATGGCCCCTTGATAATCTTCATGTCGATGTTCTCAACTAAACGTATCAAGAAGCCGACGGCCTCTTCCTCGCTCCGCATCGGGGAGGTTACTTTTGCGTTAATCAACAAGTGTTTATGGAAAAGGGGCTTTACCTCGTCTCGCCCGCAAGTACAGTCAGCACAACCACTGGACTGCTCGTTTGCTAAAGGTAGTTCATTTATACTGGTCATAGACGCAAAGGCTACTGCCTAACAATGCTTATGTAACGCTAGTCGCGGATTGCTCAATGGCTACGGTGGCTGGTGCGACGCTACCGACCCCCTGACCCCCCTGGCTCTTGGTATCCCTGCCTTTTAATCACGTGGCTCTTTGGCTACTGCCTCCAAATTGACCTTCGACCTGGGTATCTCATCTGGCGGTGGTTTTTACAGCGATTTTCTAATGGTGGGGGGGTCACTTGTATTGTTCTTTAGCAATCTGTTTATGAAACAACTTGTACGTGTTCTATCTATGTTTATTTACTTATGTTTTTTAGTTGTTGATAGCAACGTTGATAGCAAGTTTGGCTACTGTGTTTTTTATTTATTGACTTGTGTGAATACCACCAGAAAATCAAGCACTATCAAGCACTATTATCAGATAGTTATTTAGTTATTTATTTACTAACTACCTAACGTGATTACTTAGTGTCACACAATCAAAATCACTTGCTAATCACTATCTATTACTTCTCTATCTATCTATGTATTACTTCTATCTATTCAATAACAACAAGTGTTCCCCGACTTTTTTTACGTTTCGTGCGTTGCGAGATACACGTTGTGTATTAGTGATTACTTGACGTTGTTGTTGATTATGATATGAATAAACTTCTATAGATAGATTACATCTATGCTCTGGTTCTTCAGTATTTAACACCGCCACCACCTCCGCCACCTCAATAACAACGTTAAATAACTTTCTAAATACCTTTCAATCTTCTATAACTAAATAAATAAACTTCTTATTGTTATATCTTGAACAACTTACGCATCTACGCTCTTCACAAAAACTCTTGCGTTGAAACCTTTACAAAATAATCGCCAACAGAGAGTACGTATAAATGACGGCGAAAACTCTCACTATTTAGGCGTAAAACACGCGAGTTGCGTGGGGGGGTGGGGTCGTGTATTCTCTACCTCAGGTAGTTAGCCCAACGGAAGTTGTTGAGGCAGGTGAGAGAAAACTTCTATTGAAGTTATACAAAAAGTTTTCACGCAATAATGTGT